GCCGGAGGCGCGCGCAGGCGGCGACGCCCATCTCGGGCCCGTTGCCCGTCCGGCGGCGCAGCGCCAGATCGCGTTTGGCCTCGCGGCGCTCAGCCTTGGTGGTGCGCCGGGTGTCGGGGATCAGTCCAGCGGCACGCAGCTTCACCCCCAGGTCAAAGAAGCATTCGGTCAGTTGCTCGAACCCCGGGCGCATGCCGTCCATGGCAGCGACAAGGTTCTCGCCGACGGCCTGGGTGATGGCCTGGAGTGAATCGAATGGATCGTCAGCAGCGATAGGTGAATCGGTCATTCAGTCATGATCGCTGACATCAAGGCTGAATCAGGGATAAAACGGCTTCGAAGCGGCGCGTGCCGCCTTTTCGTCTCATCGATCTCGATAGAGAGGGCGGCGGCGGCTCCTGACCGCATCGGCAACGATGTTCCACAGGTCGTCAGGATTATCGTGCATCGGAAAATGACCGGAGTGCTCGATCGCCTGCTCGATGATGCCGAGCTCCTCGAACCGATCGCGGTGGTGTGCGGGGAAGCCGGAGCGCTCTCCGTAGAGGTAGACGGTGTCCTTGGCCCACTTCCAGTGTTGCTCGTTCTGGGGGTTGTCGCACCAGGCGACGGCTTGGGCGGCGAAGCTGGCGAGGAACTCAGGGTCGCAGGAGGCCAGGTCGGTGCCCCACCGGCGCATGGCCGGGTCGGTGTCAACGGCACAGTCGGCGATGAACTCCGCGACGGCATCGGGGCCTTGGGCCAGCTTGCGGGAGGCGAGCGCGCAGTCCTCGCCGGTCATGTTCCCTTCGATAGAGATGAATCGCCCGCGCCGGTGGATGGGGATGCTGTGCCAAGCGTTGTAGGCAGGGATCGCGCCCATCGAATGGGCAACCACGTTCACCACTTCGTTGCTGTCGAAGTCGGCGACCATCTCGACGGCACCTTGCACGCACTCGCTGAGCGTGGTCATGAACCCGTGGCGGTGGTTGCGGGACAGCGGGGAATCGGGAGAGTCGCCTTGACCGGGGAGGTCCACGGCCAACAAGGTGTGGTTGCTCAGGGCCGGGTGGCGGAATGCCGAGTCGAACCAGTTCCGGTGGCATCCCATGCCCGGGGTGAACACGATTGGTCCGCGCAGCAAGGAGAAGGAGCTCTCGGGGGCGACGCGGTCAGCTGCGGGTCGGAAGCTGAACGACAGTGGGAAGACGGCAAGGTCATGCAGGTAGTGGGTGATTTTCACGGGGGTGTCCTATCGGTGTCGGAGCCGGTTGACGATGCGGGCCGGGACGCGGAGGTGCCTTCCGGAGCCGTTGCAGCAGGACCGGTCGCTCCAGGTGCCCTTGAAGAAGTGCTTGGAGGTGTTTCGGCCCCCCTTGGGGCACGGCTTCCATTTGCGGACGAGGCCGTGGACGAACCAGACGATACCGAAGCCGCTGATGCCGATGATGAGCGCGTTGCGCAGGTCGGGGTAGGTCGTGATGGCCCACCATGCCGCAGCCCCGAGGGCCTTGACGACCAACAGCAGGAGACCGCCGAAGGCCCTAAGTGCCTCAAGGAAACCGTCCACGTCAGGAGTGGATGGTCGCATTGATGTTGGCGATGGCTTCGCCCAGGAGCTCGTCGGCGGCTTTGAGGCCCTCGGTGATGTCCTCCTTGGATTCGCTCGCCCCCAGGAGGGCGGCGATGGCCTTGTCCTTCGCGTCTTCGAGGGCCTTGGCCATGCCTTCGAGCATGTCGTCCAGTCCGGCGAGCTTGGCGCTGGCGCTTTCGCATTTCTCCAGCGCGACCTCGGCGTAGGCCTTGGTGCCGTGACCGGCGCGCACGGCGGCGCCCACGTGCTCGTTGCCTTTGACGACGCTCTGGTCGGCGGCAGTTTTTACGGTGGCGAGCTGCTCGATGAAGGCGCGGATTTTGACGGCGAGTTCGTCGACGGCATGGCCGACGGCGCCGACGGTGGCTTCGACCAGAGCGCCGAAGCCGTTGATCGCCCCGCCGAGTGTCTGGGTCTCGCCCTGGGCTTCGGCGGCGGTTTCGAGGTGATCGTGGGCAGCGTCCATGAAGGTCCCTTTCGATACGGAGTGATTCGTGAGGATATCCCACGACGCGACCGCACGATTTCGACCTGATACCAGAGGTAAGTACAGTTTTGGGATAGTTACTGATGCATTAGCCGTTTTGTCCGGTTTATGCTGATGTGGTGATGAATGACTGGTTGACGATCGCGCTTGCCCTGGGCCTGGCCGCCCGCCTCACGCGCCTGATCACGCTCGACACGATCACCCAGCCCATCCGCGACCGCCTCTCAGGTTTCTTCGCGGCGCTCGTGGAGTGCCCGTGGTGCTCGGGAGTGTGGACAGCCGTCGCGGTGGGACTGTCCTGGATGTGGTGGGCAGACCAGACCTGGTGGCAGGTCACCGCTCTCATCGGCACCATCGCCTGGGTCGCGGGCGCAGCTGCCGGGGTCGGCGGACCACGCCAAGTCGAGGTCGCCACGGTCTCGCCCGTGGCGCTGGTCCACGTCGACGAACCGCCGCAGGTGGACACCATCGAACACACCGTCGAGCTCAGCACTGATCTCACCGACGCCGAGATCGAGAAGGTCACCGAGCAGGTCTTCAAGCGGATGAACCGGCGCGGGGCGATCGAGGACGACGGCACGGACGGGTCGTACTGATGTCCTGGCGCTCTGAGATCAAGAGCCTCACGGCCGCGATGTTCCGGGGGCGTCCCTCCGGCGTCATCGACGGCCGCGTCAGCATGGGCTCCTACGCCTTGCAGAGCGCCACCGCCGAATGGCAGGCCGAGGCCGCCGAGCTCTACAACCTCGTGCCCGAGCTGCGGTACGGCATCTACTGGATCGCCTCCTCCGCCTCCCGCGCCTCTCTGGTCATCGCCAAGAAACCGCAGGGCAGCGCGACCGAACCCGAGGCCGTCCCGCGCGACCACGCCGCGTGGGAACCTCTCGACGAGCTCGCCCCCACCGCCCCCGAGCAGGCGATGCTCATCTACCGCATCGTCACGCTCATGAAGCTGCTCGGGCGCTGGAGGCTCGTCGGCTTCGACACCGAGAACGGCCAGCGGCAGTGGGTCGTCTCCTCCGAGTACGACTACCGCGAGTCCGGCAACGGCGTCGAGGTCCACGATGCGACCACCGGCGTCAGCTATCAGCTGAGGTCCGACCAGGTCTGGTCGATTCCGATGCTCATGCCCCACCCCGTGCGCTCGGCCGAGCCCGACGCCCCCACCCGGGCCCTCATCCCCACCCTCCACGAACTCATCGACCTGTCCGGACACGTCCAGACGGCCGCGAAATCCCGCCTGGCCGGAGCGGGCCTGCTCCTGGTCCCCAACCAAATCGGCACCGTCACCCCGGGACAGTCCAGCGGCGTCAACCCCCCCGAGGGCAACTCCCTCATGCAGTCCCTCATGCGCACCGCGCAGGCGAGCCTGCGCTCGCCCACCGACGTCTCGCGCCACCTGCCGGTCATCATCAACGGCCACCAGGAAGCGCTCAACGCCGTCCGGCACCTCTCGCTGCAGACACCGTTCGACGAGCGGGTCGACAGCTTGCGGACTTCGGCCGTGCGTCGCATCGCAATCGGCCTCGACCTCCCCGCTGAAGTCCTCAGTGGACTCGGAGAGCTCAATCACTGGACCGCATGGGCTGTCGAATCCTCAGGTCAACGGGTCAACATCGAGCCCACATTGAACTTCGTCTGCCGAGAGCTGACGACGAAGTTCCTGCGCCCAGCCCTGGAGGCCATGGGCCTGGCGGACGCCGACCAGTACATGGTCAGTTTCGATGTCGCCGGAGCCCAGTCCGAGGCCAACAAGGGCGATCTCGCACTCGCCGCCTACGACCTGGGAATCATCTCCGCCGACGCCGCGCGTACGGCCCTGGGCTACGGCTCGGGGGACGCGCCGCCCCCCGGTACGCCGGTGCCCGCGCAGACCGAAGGGCGTCCCGAGAGCGAGCGGCCCCTGGTGCCCAGTGCGATGGAGCGCCTCGCCGATCGGCTCCGTGACCAGACGAACCGAGCCGGTCCCGCGTCAGGCGACGAGTCGCAGGTCGGCCTGTCGTCGCTGGTCTCGGATGCGGGTTGGGCGGCGTGCGCCGACATCGGGGCGCGCCGGGCGCTGCGTCGGTGCGGGCAGTACCTCATCGGCTCCTCGCGGTCGCTGCGCGGCCGGTACCGGAGCACGCCTCTTGAGGCGATGCACACCCAGATCCGAGTCGATCCCGAGACGGTCGAGTCGGCCCTGCGCGACGGGTTCGCCGAGCTGGCCGAGGCTGCGCCTCAGCTGGTCGACCCCGTGTCCCGTTATGTCCGTTTTAGGATAGAAACAGGTACCAAGCACGATATGTCCGAAATGTGCAGGTATCTTCTAGAAGAGTCGCCAACGAGGAGGTAGAGCGCGATGCCGGTGACCGTGAATACGGACCTGCCGCTGCACGACGACCGGTCCCGCGAATGGGACGGCGACGCGGCCCGCAAGGCCATGGCGAGCCGCTGCTCCTCCGATGACGGCGTCAACGCCGACTGCATGGGGCCCGGGTTCATCTGGAGGGACGGCGACGCCGAGGCCTCCACGATCGGCGCCTACAAGCTCCCCGTCGCCGACGTCTTCGACGGCGAGGTCCACCTGGTTCTCTCCGGCGTCCAGGCCGCCGCCAACGCCGTCTCCCCCGAACGCGAACCCGGCAGCCCCCGCGCGCTGGAGGCCTCGGAGTCCGAGCTCGGCGAGATGCGCTCGGCCCTGGACCGGATCTTCAAGCGCTTCGCCGCCGAGTTCGACGACGACACGATCCGCTCCCCCTGGGCCGAGGCGCCCTCCGAGACCGCTACCGCCGCACCCCCCGTCACCGCGAGCGGCTGCTGCGGCGGATGCGGGTGCAAGAGCGGCCAGACCAATGACGACGACGCCGCCGATGAGCGGTCCGAACCCAAGCAGGAGGAGGCTGCCATGAGCAGCACCAGCGCCCAGCCCATCCAGGTGCGGTCCCGCAGCAACGTCCTGCGGGCCTCGGCCACCGGCGGCGAATGGCGGCCGCCGAGCGACCACTTCGCCAACCCCCGCCTGAACGAACCCACCAAGCTGACCGTCACCGCCGACGGCAGGGTCTACGGGCATCTCGCCACCTGGGACCAGCCGCACATCGGTTACGACGGCAAGCTGGTCTACCCGCCGCGCAACCGGGACGGCTCCTACGGGTACTTCCGGCAGTCGCAGGTCGTCACCGCCGACGGCTCGGTCGTCCCGGTCGGCCTGATCACCATGAACACCGGCCACGCCGACGAGTCCCTCAGCGCCGACGCGGCGGCCGCGCACTACGACAACACCGGCACGATGATGGCCGCCTGCAACGTCGGGGAAGACTCGATCGGCATCTGGCTGGCCGGGTCGATGCTCCCCGACGTCTCGCCGGAGCTGCGCAACCGGTTCTCCCTGGCCCGTGTCTCGGGCGACTGGCGCCAGCCCAAGCCCGGCGCGCCCCTGGAGCTCATCGCTGCGCTCAGCGTGCCCAACCCCGGTTTCCCGGTGCGGCAGAACGCCGATCTCCTGGCCGCCGATCGGCTGACGCTGGCCGCCTCGGGTCTGGTCAAGGCCGAAGCGGGCGAGATCCGCACGTTCATCTGCGCGGGAGCCAGCGTCGTCGACGAGGCCCAGCAGGCCGCGCTCGCCGACGCGGTCCGGTCGGTCATCGGCCCCGACTTCATCACGCAGATCAAGGACGCCGTTGTCGAGGCCATCAAGGCCGAGGCGCCCGCAGCTCCTGAGCCCCAGGCCCCGGCCGCCACCGAACCGGCGGCAGCCGAAGCGGAGGCCAAAGCCGAGGCCCCGGTCGAAGAGGCGCCCCCCGCTGCCCCTGCCGCAGAGGCTCCGGCCGTGGAGGCAGCGCAGACCCCGACCGGCCCTGCCGATGGGGAAGCAGCGGCTCCGGCCGAGACCGCTCCAGCGGCCACCGACACGGGCGGGGCCGCTGCGGTTCCTGCCACGGACCCTGTTGACGCAGCGGCCCCGCCCGTTCCCGCCCAGGCCGCTCCGGTCGAGGCCGCCCAGGTCGCCGCCAGCGCGCTGGCGGCCCAGCTGCTCAAGCACCGGTCGGTGTCGGCGCGCAAGCGGCTGATGGCTGCCGCCGGTCGAGGAAAAAAAGCCTGACCGCCGCCCCGCCGCCTGCGGCGGTGGGGTGGGTCGACCTGCCTGGGAACCGGAACTGGGTCGACGAGTCCGGCGGTACGCAGCGCGACCTCAAGGCGGTGGCTCTGTGGCTGATGGCGAAGGGATTCAGCCAGTCCCACGCGATCGCCGTGGCGACGAACGTGATCCGCCGCTGGTGCCGTGGAGGCGCCAGCGGCAATCCGGGCGACAACCTCAACTGGCCCGGGGAGCAGACCGCGACGGTCAGGACCCGGATGCGCGGCTGCAAGGCGGTCCTCGAATACAACGCCAAGCGAGCGCTGGCCAAGGCGCGCTCGGCCGCGCGGTAGCGGCACTGGAGAAGGGACGAAGTCGTGGGGTGTGGCTGTGAGAAGAACGCCGCCGGTGGTTTTACGTCGAGCCGGACGCGGTGGCAGGTCGTGACCCCTTCGGGTGCGCGGGTGACCTACGGCAGGCGCGAGGACGCGGTGCGGCATGCCGAGATCCATAACGGGACGGTCGAGGAGATCCGCCCGGGCATGACTCTGTCCAAAAGCTAACCCTTAATGCACTCCTGAGTGCTATATGTCTGTATTTCCGATTAATGTGGTAATGTCCGTTTTGTCCAGTGTCTGGGGCGTGGGTGACCAGGCACTGAGCGGACCGCTGGCGTGAGGGCCGGGGACGACAGCGACGCGCCCACTCCACATCCGGAGATACGACATGACGCTCGACGAACTCATCGAGGCGCTGAACGGTCTCGATGCCGAGGAGCGGCTCGCGCGAATCGAGCAGCTCGTCGGCGAACTCTCTGAAGACGACCTGGCCGCCATCCGCGACGCCGCCATCGAGGCCGCGCAGTCCTACATCGACGAGGTCCCCAGCGACGAGGCGAGCATCGCCCGCGCCGAAGCCCTCGGCATCGTCCTCGACGCGATCGACCGGCGCTCCAGCACCGAAGAGACCGACGCCGAAACCGCCGCCGCCCAAGAGGCCGACCTCGAAGCGCAGGCCGCGCGCTCGGCGTCCGCCGAAGAAGTGGCCGAGCCCGCACGGGAGGGCGAACTCGTCGCCGCCGACGGCGCTCCGCAGACCCAGAATGCGAGTACTCAGATGCCGATCCCGCTCGCCCAGGCCGCCTCCGTCGCTCCGACGCAGGTTGCCACCAGCGGCCGCACCGATCACGTGAAGCACACCGTCGTGGCCGCAGGCGACCTCCCCGACTATCGCGGCGGTACGCCGCTGCCGGACATGAAGGCGATCGCCGCCGCCGTCCAGGCCGGGATGACCGTCGTTTCCCGCTCCCAGGCCCCCGGCGTCCGCCAGGGTCTGTGCTCGATCCAGCGCGAGGCGCCCGACCACCTCAACTACACCGGAGCCAGCGACTGGCTCAAGGTCGACGAGGCCACCAAGGAGCGCAATCTCCCCGGAAAGTCCCTCGTGGCCGCAGGTGGGTGGTGCGCCCCTTCTGAGGTGCTTTACGACACTTGTCCGATTCCGGTGTCCCGGGATGGCCTGATCGACCTGCCGACCATCACCGCGACCCGAGGTGGCGTCAAGTATTCGCGCCGTCCTGACTTCGCGCCGTTCTGGAGCCTCGTCGGCTTCGAGCAGACCGAGACCGACGCGATCGCCGGGGTCGAGAAGCGTTGCTTCGAGATCCCCTGCCCTGACGACCTGTCCGAATGCCGTATGGACATTGAGGGCATTTGTCTGGTTCAGCCCCTTCTGACCGAAAGGGGCTGGCCTGAGAAGGTTGAGGAGTTTGTCGAGTATGCGATGCTCGCTCACGCCCACCGGATCAACGCGCTCCGCATCCAGCGCATGGTCGACATGGCCACCTGGTCGATCACCGTCCCCGGCCCGGTCCGCGTGCCCGCCGACGGCGGTCTCCCGGCCACCGAGATCACCCGCGACAACCACGGGCCCGGCGCGTTCGAATCGCTCCTGAGCGTCCTCGAACTCCAGGTCGAGTTCTTCCGCTACTCCATGCGCCTGAGCCGCACCGCCCTCCTTGAGGGCATGGCGCCGTACTGGCTGCGCGGCCTGCTGCGCGCCGACATCAGCAAGAAGCTCGGCATCGACGACAGGTGGGGCGCAGGCTCCGACGAAGCCCTCGACCGCTGGTTCGCCGACCGAGGCGTCCGCATCCAGTTCGTGTACGACTGGCAGGACTCGATGGCCTCGCAGGACCCGGCCGCGTTCGGCGGTACCCCGCCGACCAAGTGGCCCGAGCAGGTCTCGCTCCTCCTCTGGGAGCCGGGCACCTACTTCGGCCTGCAGCAGGACGTCATCAACCTGACCGGCGTCTACGACCGCACCGACCTGCAGCGCAACGTCTACACGCGACTGTTCACCGAGGAAGGTTTCGCGGTCTGCGCCCGCTGCGGCCGCAGCATGCTCATCACCATCCCGCTGTGCCCCAACGGTTTGTCCGGGTCGCACGAACTCGTGCTCTGCACCGAAGGCGCGTAGGGGTAGCGCTCGATGCTCAGGTTCCGAGTCGAAGGGCCCACCGTGCAGCCGGTGCCGCACGGGCTGCTCGACGTGGCCGAAATCGTCCAGCGCGACGACCCGCACTGGCGCACGGGCATCGAGTACGACAGCGTCGCCTGCTCGACGGCGCGACTGTGGGGCCGCTGGTGTACCGCCGCCGGTATGCCAGCGGTCCTGCCGGACACGTCCACCATCGCGCTGGCGCTCACCGGCCAGCTCGCCGCCGGGCGCTACTCGATGCTGGGCGCTGCCGGTGACAACGCCGCCGACCGCCAGATCTCGTTCAAGTACTACGACGACGGCGTCCCTCGCGAAACGGTGTACCTGACCGGCACCGCGCCGGTCGAGATCGCGGCCGACGACGAGCCGCTGAACGGGCACCTGGTGATCACCGACGTGCTCACCGGTACGCACATCGAGTTCAACATCGTCCAGAACGCCGCCACCGGCGACATCGAGAACCCCGGCCAAGAGGCGCTCCTCTTCCGGGTGCCGCAGGCTGCGGTCCCTGAGGGCTGCGAGTCGATCAGCACCGCGTTCGTCGCCTCGGCGGCCGCCGACCCCGCCACCGGGGTCGACATCGTGGTCACCACGACCGGCGAGACCGGCTCCGAGCGCATGGTCACCATCGCGGGGCACCGGCTGATCCTGCAGGCAGGGGACGCCTCCGCGACGCTCAACATTCCGACCGGGGTGGGCGAGGGCACGTGGCCGATCTCCGTCCACGACGTCGACTCCAGCTCGTTCGTCTCCGGCTGGATCTACATCAGCGACACGCTTGCCGGTCAGGCCACGTTGCTGCAGGCCACGTGCCCGGTCAAGGAAATCCGCTCCGCGCCTTGGACGACGCTGTTCGCTCCGGCGTGGACCGTGTATGCCGAGGTCCAGTGCCAGACGTTGGGATTCGAGGACGCGGCGGCCGCTGCCTCCGACGTGCTCGCCCTTGCTGAAGCGAAGGCGATCGAGGCCGCTTGGTGGGACCTCGCATTCGACCGGGCTCGCGCGCTCGGCACTGGGCTCTCGGTCACCGCCGCCGTGGCTGAACTGGAGCACTACATCGCGACTAACTACGCGGGACTGGGCCTGATCCACGTTCCGGCGTACTTGGCCGCCTGGTTCGGACTTGACCGCACCGCGCGCGAGGACGCATCGGGAGTGCTCCGGACGCTGCGCGGAACGCCGGTGGTCATCGGCGCGGGTTACCCCCGGCAAGCCGATGGGGAAGGCGCCGGAGTGGCGCTGATGGCCACCGGCGCCGTCCGGCTCTACACCTCCGACGTCGATGTCATCGAAGTCCTCGACCGGCGCACGAACCTCCGCGCGGCGGTCGCCGAACGGACGATCGCCGCTGCCGACGACTGCCTGGAACCCGCCGTTGCCTACATCGATGTGGCGGTAGCACGCTGATGGTCTATGTCCGATTTATCCATAAAACAGACGATACGTCGGTTACGAGCGGGGAGGGCCGCCATGGCTGAAACCAGCACCGTCCGGGGCAGAATGGCCCGGTTCACGCGCCTGGACGATATGGGGCGCCCGCTCTACGGGCCGAGCGGCCAGGCCGTCACCAAGGGCCTCATCAGCGTGACGTACACGCCGAACGTGACCGAGGGCGAAGCCACTTCCGTCACGAACTTCGCCGGTGAGCAGTGCATCTCGGCGCCCGCGCCGTGCGCGACCATCGACAACTGGACCGTCGCAGTCGAATTCTGCGCCGTCGACCCATGCGTCGTATTGATGATTTACCCGTCCTGGATTCCGTATTACGACGATTTCGGGTCGATCAAGGGTTTTCAGATCGTCGGCGGCCTCTCCTGCGACGTCGGTTTCGCCCTGGAGATCTGGGGCCAGATCGGTTCGGCCGGGTCCAGCGTCCAGTGCGGTCCGGGAGCAGTCTCCGGCTCGACCTACTGGCTCGCGCCGCGCCTGGTCGGCGCCGCACCCGGTGAGATCACGATCAGCAACGAATCGACGTCGTTCACCTTCAGCGGGACAACCACCGGTCCTGTCGGCTGGCGGCGCGGCCCCTACCTCGTCGACATCGTCGGCGGCGTTCCTTCGGTCCTGCGCGAGCCCGTCGACTCGGCGGCCCAGCTCGTCGAATTCACGACCCAGGTGCGCCCGCCTGAGCCGACCAACGGATGCGTGGAGCTGCCGCGCCCGGTGCCGGAGGAGGCGAGCGTCATCATCGACCGCGTCCCCAACGACGCCACCGGCATGTGCGCGCGACTCATCATCGACAACCACGGCTTCGGCCCGGTTTCAGTGAACTGGGGCGACGGGTCCGATTCGGAGACCAGTGCCGACTGCTCGACCATCACGCACTGCTACACCACGCCCGGCACCTACACGGTATGCGTGGCCGATCAGCAGACCCCGGCGATCTCGACCTGCCGCGAACTCACCGTCCCGATGCCGGACGACCGGCCGACGATGACGCTCGCCGTCGACCCGTCCGACCCGATGTGCGTCATCGCGACCGTCGACATGCCGCCGCAGTCCGACGGGCGAGTCGAAGTGCGCTGGGGCGACGACACGACCAACTCGACGGTCACCGTCACGCCGGGCACCCCGGCCGAGCTGCGCCACTGCTACGCGACTCCGGGCGTCTACTCCATCCGCGCGGTCCGCGTCGAGCAGCCGGACTACTACGCCACCGACACCGTGGTCGTGCCGATCGGCGCCAACCCGACCATCTCGGCCGCCGTCGCGGGCGACGTCGTGACGCTCACCGTCGACAACCACGGCAACGGCCTGACCTCCGTCACGTGGGGCGACGGCCAGACCAGCTCTGGCCCGGCCCTGGACGGCGGCACCGTCCAGCACACCTACGCCGACGACGGCACCTACTCCATCACCGTCACCTCGATGTCCAACCCGCTGAGTTCCACGACCATCCAGGTCACCGTCGGCACCGCCACCGGCCTCGTTGCCTCGGTCGACGCCGACGGCGCTGACGTCTCCGGCATGACCGTCGACGTCACCTGGAACAACGCCTAGAGGGGGCTGCCGCCATGACCGTTCGAATCCAATGGGACGCCGACGCCCCCCTGACGGGGCAACCCAACGCGGGCACCGCCACCAAGGTCTACACCACCGCCGGGGCCGGGACCGTGACCATCACCGACGAAGCCATCGGCGGCGAATCGGTGACCGTGAATTACCTGGTGCCGCTCGACCTCACCACCGTCGAGACGGACCCCGTGCAGGTCGACTCCGCCGGGGATGCCACCGCCCGCACCACCACCGTGGCAGGCGAGGGATTCCCGGCGAGCACCCAGGGCACGGTCGCCATCGCGACCGGTGTCCCGGGCGCGTACGGCACCACCGTGGTCTCGACGAACGCGACCACGAACGCCGCCGGAATCTTCACGGACGTCGCCCTGACCGTGCCTTCGGACACCGCCGCCGGGTCCTATCACATCGAGGCCATGTTCGGTCCCATCGGCGACCTGTCCGAGGCGTTGACGATCATCAACACCGAGCTCGCCGCGCCGACCGGCCTGGCGTCGCCGTCGCAGACCGCCACCACGGTGAACCTCACCTGGAACGCGGTCACCGACGCCGAGCAGTACGTCGTGCGCCGCTCCCCGGCCGGGGCCGGTACCTGGACCGAACTCGCACCCGTCGCGACCACGAACACCACCGTGACCGGCCTCGTGGCATCGACCGCGTATGACTTCGAGGTCAAGGCCACGGCCGTCGGGTCGACCGACTCGGCCTGGTCGGCCGCGCTCACGCAGGCGACTACCGCCATGCCGACCCTGGCGACGCCCGCGAATGCTGCTGCTGGGACGCCGACAGCCAATGAGATCCCGTTCTCGTGGGATGCGGTCACCAACGCCGAGACCTACACCGTGTCCTGGCGTCCGGTCGGGGGCAGCTTCACCGACATTCCGGATATCGCCACGACCAACACCACGGTCACGGGACTGTCGCCGGACACCGACTACGAGCTGCGCGTCAAGGCCGTCGCCGATGGATACACCGACTCGGCCTGGTCGGTCATCGTTCCGGCTACCACCGCGACGCTGGGGACCCTGGCTGCCCCGACGGGCATCGCCAGCCCGTCGCAGACGGCCACGACCATCAGCCTGACCTGGACGGCCGTGCCGAACGCGACGTCGTACGGCATCGAACGCAGCCCGGCCGGACTGAACACCTGGACCGAGGTCCAGACGTCTTCGACCAACTCGGCGACGGTCTCCGGCATGACCGCATCGACCAACTACGACTTCCGGATCGCCGCCCGCGCGACCGGATGGACCGACTCGGCGTGGTCCTCGACGTTCACCCAGTCCACCACCGCGTAACAGCCCAGAGAGGAGGGGCCGCTGTGCCCATTGTGTTGCAGCCTGTTGACCAGGTCGCTCATGCGCAGCTCGCGCAGCGGCTCGCCTGCTGGGCGAAAACCGCCGATGGCCTGACCGACGACGCGCTCCAGTACCAGTCCTGCTGCGTCTCGCCGACCGGGCAGACCCTGGGCCGGTGGGTCGTGGACGAAGCGCTGTGCGCGACCTACGGTCCGTTCGATTTCACCGCCAACCAGGGCGACGTCATCCCGTGCCCGACGCCGGGTTCGGCCGAGTACACCAACTACTACATCTACGACGACGACGTTCACGCCATCGACCCGAACACTTGCATCGAGCAGGTGCTCGCGGCGCCAACAGGTCTGAACTCGCCCACGCAGGGACCCACCACGGTGGACCTGGCGTGGGACGCCGTTTCCGACGCCCAGCGGTATGTCGTCCGCTGGTCGCTGGCCGGTCAAGACGACTGGACGGAGCTGGCTCCGACGTTCCTGCTGACCGCTGAGGTCACCGGCTTGACCGACGAAACGAGCTACGACTTCCAGGTGCAGGCAATCGGGGTGGGCTTCGTCGACTCACCGTGGTCGGCGACGCTCACGCAGGCCACGACGTCGCTGGGCACACTCGCCGCACCGACAGGTGTGGCAAACCCGTCGTCGACAGGCACCACGATCGACGTCACCTGGAACCCGGTCGACAACGCGACCAGCTACACGGTCGAATGGTCGCCTACCGGAGCTGGGACGTGGACTCCGGCGACCACGGCCACGAACTCGTACACGATCACCGGGCTGACCATCGGCACGTCCTACGACATCCGTGTCAAAGCGACCGCGCCGGACTGGACCGACTCGCCGTACTCGGCCCAGATCATCGGCTCGACTGAGCAGCAGCTCGCGACCCCGGCTGACCTCGCATCGCCGTCGCAGACGGGCCTGACGGTGAACCTCACCTGGTCGGCCGTCACCAGCGCCGACACCTACGTAGTGCGACACTCCCCGGCTGGTGCGGGCACGTGGACGGAGCTGGCGCCGGTAGGCATCACCAGCGCGACCGTCTCCGGGCTGGCCGCGAGCACGTCGTACGACTTCGAAGTCAAAGCGCAGGCTGAGGACTTCGTCGATTCGGCGTGGAGTGCCACGCTGACGCAGTCCACGGCCGCGCCATTGGCCACCCCGGTGCTGAGCAGCCCGTCTCAGACCGACACCAGCGTGGCACTGACGTGGACGTCGGTGCCGAACGCGACCTCGTACACCGTGCAGTGGTCGCTGGCGCCGAGCGGGTCGTGGAACGCCATGCCGAACGTGTCGGGCACCGGGCAGACCGTCACCGGCTTGACTGCTGGCACCAGCTACCGGTTCCGGGTCCTGGCTCACGCCGCCGGATGGACCGACTCGGCCTGGTCGGCCGTTCTCACGCAGGCAACCGACGCCGCCCTGGTCGCGCCGACGGGGGTCAACAGCCCCTCGCAGACCACTACCACCATCGACGTGGCGTGGACGGCGGTGAGCGGCGCGGGCGGCTACACCGTCGAGTGGTCCCCGGCCGGGGCGGGCACGTGGACGCCTGCCACGAATGCCGACACCACGTACACCATCACGGGCCTGACCGCCGACACGTCCTACGACATCCGCGTCAAGGCCACGGCGACCGGGTTCGCGGACTCGCCGTACTCCACGACTCTGACCCAGACGACAGCGGAGCCGCAGCTGGCTACCCCCACGGGGTTCACTAGCCCATCGCAGACCGACACCAGCATCAACACCTCGTGGACGGCGGTGAGCGGCGCGGATTCCTATGTCGTGGAGTGGTCCCCGGCCGGGGCGGGTACGTGGACGCCGGTCCCTGCCGCCACCACAACGCAGCAGATCACGGGCCTGAGCGCGGCTACGAACTACGACTTGCGCGTGAAAGCCGTCGCCGCCGACCACGTCGACTCCGGCTACGCGACGCTCACCCAGGAGACGCAGGGGCCGCTGGCCGCGCCCAGCGGGCTCGCGAGCCCGTCGCAGACCGCCACCACGGTCGACCTGACCTGGAACACCGCCATCAACGCCGACGGCTACGTCGTGCGGCATTCACCGGCCGGAGCAGGGACGTGGACCGAGGAGTCGCAGGTGCTGGTCACCTCAGACACGGTCAGCGGCTTGACGGCGTCCACGTCGTACGACTTCCAGGTCAAATCGCAGGCCGACGGTTTCGCCGACTCCGGCTGGTCCGCCACCTTCACCCAGTCCACGACTGCCTAGTTAGGAGATAGCCATGCCTATCGTGCTCCAGCCGATCGACCAGACGGCGAAGAAGGAGTTGGCTCAGCAGCTGGCCTGCTGGGCTCGGACCGCCAGCGGCACCACTGACGTCGGAGTGCGGTTCGGGACCTGCTGCGTCTCGCCGACCGGGGAAACCCTGGGCCGCTGGACGATTCCCAACGACCTGTGCGGGGTGTACGGTGCTCTGCCTTTCACGGGCAACAACGGGCAGGAGATCGTCTGCCCACCGACCGGCTCCGCCGAGTACGTGTCGTACTACATCTACGACGAGGACGTCGACCCGATCGACGTGGACACCTGCACGCCGCTGGTCGCATTGGCTGCGCCGACGGCCCTGGCGGCGGGTGCCCCGACCGACACCACGATCCCGCTGACGTGGACTGGTTCGGCGAACGCGAACGGGTACACCGTGTCGTACTCGTCGGATGGTGGCACCACATGGCTGGAAGTGCAGGCCAGCGCCAGCCCGTACACGCTGACAGGCCTGACGCCGGAAACGGAGTACACCATCCGTATCCGTGCGACCGACTCGACCAATGCGTTCGCGAAGTCGCCGTGGACCACCACGGTGACCGCGACGACGGAGTCGTCGCTGCCTGAGCTCGCCGTCCCGGCGAACCTGGCGACGGGCACCATGACTGCGACGACCGCGCCGCTGTCGTGGGATGCGGTGCCGAACGCGGTGTCCTACCACGTCCAGTACAAGGCGGACGCGTCCTCGACCTGGCTCGACTTCGCGACCGAACCGGTCACCACGTCGACCACGGTCACCGGGCTCGTCGCTTCGACGGCGTACAACTTCAGGGTGCGGGCGAATGCCGACGACGTGGCGTTCTCCGACTCCGACTACACCGCTGCGGTGAACGCCTCGACGACCGCGTAACGCGCGGCCGCGAGGGCGCGACCAGTCATGCTGGCCCAGCAGAGCTTCCTGCTGGGCCAGACCTGCTCTCTGGCTTGGTTGGCGCCTCATGTTCGGAACCGATCCCCGGCTGTCGGCGCCACCGGGCACGTCCCCAACACGGGCGAAGACCAGCGACGCCGCCGGAGGACACGGTCCAAGGTCTGGAAGGAACGGGACAAGCGATGAGCGAATCGGCTGCGGGCCGCGCCCGGAGAAGGGCACGCCGGTGACGGCCCCACAGGTGCCGCATCTGCTGCGCCACCGGTGGCTCTCACCTGGGGTTGTCGAGCTGTCGTGGTCGCAGGTCGGTGACACGGTCGCCTGGCATGTGGAGGTCACTCAGGCAGGGGAGACTGTTGCCGACCGGCTGATCGGTGTCCCTTCGGCTGTGGTCGAGGGCATTGCCTATGACCAGGAGGTACGCATCGCCGTCTCCGCCGTGGGCAAGGACGCGGAGACCGAGCCACTGGTTCGGATCTTCCCTGATTTCCACTACCGGCCCGCTGCGCCCCGGGGTCTAATGGTGACCCCCTCTGACACGGTGTTGCGTCTGGCTTGGCTCCAGGATGACTGCTGTGAGGAATGGCAGCTGCTGTGGCGTCGTTTCGAGGCCGCCCCGACTAGGACGATCCAGCAGGAGCTCGAAGACGGGTCTCCGAGTCTGGCCTCGGGAACGGCCATGGTGGCGGGCGAGCCGCAGTACACCATCACCGACCTCGAACCTGACACCCGGTACCAGCTGCTCATCGCGGCCTGCTGGCGCGGTTCGTCTTATTCCGAGGCGCTCACTCCGGTCTTCGCCACTGAGTACACCGGCCCGCGCACACCGCGATTGCGGGCGGGGCGCCTTACTCACAACAGCATCGAGATCCTCTGGGAGGACGACCCGGCCGCGACCGGCTGGGCCGTGCGGCGCGTGCCGGGCCAGGTGCGCCACCAGCTCACCGGGCAGCCTCGCTGGAACGCCCAGGATCTGACGCCGGAATCAGGGTACGAGTTCGAAGTCGTGGCCCTCGACGAGGACCATGGCCTGGAGTCGAAGGAGACGACCATCCGACTCCGGACGAGCGGGAGCCGACCCTAGACATCACCTTCATCCCTTGATGTCCTTTTTGCCGTATATAGTCGAGACACTGACGGTTTGGGGGTGTGTGGTGTCCGCGCTGTATCCGTGCGAGCCCTGGCCCATCGACCCTGCGTGCTGCCCCGACTGGCCCGAGAACGAATCGGAGTGGACGCCGGAGCATTTCGACGCCCAGCGGCTGGCCACAATCGAACTGTGGCGAGCCGTCGCAGGCGTCATCGGACTGTGCCGCACCACTGAACTGCCATGCCTGGACCGGTGCACCGTCCGCCCCCTAGAAGCGGCGTGGATGCAGCCCTGGCGCAGCGAGACCGGCGCCTGGTACAACGCCAAATGCGGCTGCCGCGACACCTGCTCGTGCTCCCAGCTGTGCACCGTCACACTCCAGGGCCCCGTCTGGGAGATCGAGTCGATCACCGTGGACGGCCAGGCCCTCCCCGAAAACGACTGGAAGCTCCTGACGAACAACCGCGTCGCACGCTGCGGTGGCTGCTGGCCTGCCTGCCAGGACTACTGCACCGAGGACGGCCTGGTCATCACCTACCTGCGCGGCACACCGCCGGACCTGGACGCCATTCGCGCCGTCAGCGCCCTGGCCTGCCGCAAGCTCGCCGAGTGCCCCCCCGGCGGCGGATGCGGCACGCTGCCCAGCGGCGTCACCAGCATCAACCGAGAAGGCCTGAACATGCAGTTCGACTCCACATTCGGCGGCGAGGACGGCGGCATCTACGTCACCGGCATCGCCCGTGTCGACCGATGGATCGCCTCCATCAACCCCTACGGCGTCACCGCGAACGCATCCGTCTGGTCGCCCGACGTCGACACCCCGCAGATCTGGCGCACCGGGCCGGTGACACCATGATCCCGCTGATCATCAGTCTCGCGTACGCGCTCGTCGCGCTGTTCGTCGCTCGCCATCTGTTCCAGAAGGCTGTCAAGGGCGGTTTCGAAGTCGACACCACCGCACGCATCGCCGTCGGCGTCGCCGTCTCCCTGCTCTACTCCCTCGCATGGCCCCTGCTGCTACTGGGCCTGGGCATTCTGGGGTTCATCGTGCGCCGCGCCAAGACGGGCCAGACATGATCGTCCTGGACTACATCGAGGACGAACTGCTCTCGTGCCTGTGCAACATGCTCGCGACCGAGGGTCGACCGGCATGCGCGTGCCATCACTACGGCGGCGAGGAACCTCCTGTCGGCGACCGCTGCTCCAGCAATGACGCGGGCGAGAACGGCCAGGTCTGGGTCCGGCGCGTCCAGGCCTCCCTCACCGCCGAACGTGAAGACGTCACCTTCGCCGGTACCCCCTGCGGGGGGATCTGGCAGGCCGTCATCGAGCTGGGCATCTACCGGTGCATCAGCGCCGTCCCTGCCGACGACGGCACCGCTCCTCCTGTGGAGAACTACGACGCCGACCGCGACCTCCTCGCCGCCGACCGCGCCACGCTGGCGCAAGTGCTGTGCTGCTGGCCTCTCGCCGGTGAACCGCCCGTGCCTCTAAGGCTCCAGGCCGGAGTCAATGTCGGTGCGGCTGACCCTACGGGCATGACGGTCGAAGTCACCTGGAACAACCCCGCCGCAGCCCCCGTGCCGCTGCCATTCGAGATGAACGTCAGCGTCCTGGGGGCGACCATCCTCCCCACGGGTCCCACGGGCGGGTGCGCCGGTTCCATTCTGACGATCACCGTGATCACCGCTTTGACCGCTGAAGAGGAAACCGAACCGATCTGGGTGTCGGCTCCGGCCGGAGGTGGCTGATGGCCAACGTCAAGATCACCATCCACCGAGTACCGATCTTCGAGCTGCTCTACTCGCCTTCCGGCGACGTGCACAACCTCGTTGAGCAGACCACCAACATGGTGCAGATCGCCACGCTGCGCGAGGCTCCGGTCATGACCGGAGCCATGCTGCGCACCATCGGCGATGAGATCCGTGTAGCGCCTGGCCGCTCAGTGCGGGGCGTCGTGTACTCCACCGACGAGGCAGCCCTGTGGGTGCAGCAGGGCACCGGCGTCCACGGGCCGCTCGCGAAGCCCATTGTCCCGACCAAGTCGCGGGCGCTGCGCTGGCCGAACCGCAACCCTGGACGCGGACGCCGGGGCGATGGTCCGTTCGTGTACCGCGACAGTGTCGCTGGTCAGCCCGCCAACCCGTTCATGTGGCGCGGCCTGGTGCGCGGCACCGCCGTGGGACGCCAGCGGTGGACACTGAATCGCCTGATCTGACACAAATACACGAATGTCCGGTTTATTAGTGTTTAATAGCCTTCGTGACCGATGCTTCTAAATATCCGACAATGTACACTTCGCGCCCACTTGCGGAGGCACAGGCCGAGCAGTCCACGCCGCAGCCCATCGCCGGGAACACAAACACGCCTGCGGCTGCTGAGCCGGAGCCCACCGGCGCGACGCCGCGTCGCGCCGCGCAGCTGCCGGTGGTCGACATCAACTTCGAAGACATCCCCGAGCAGCAGTACGAGGACTTCGCCTTCCCGCTCAAGACTGCCCCCGGCATCGTCTGGGTGCTCGGGATCGACGATGACGCGGTGTTGTTCGACATCATGGAAGTCACCCGCGAGGACAGCCCCAACGAGATCATCAAGTTCTGCCTCGGCGCGACCTTCCGCTACGCGGTCGACGAGTCCGGCGAAGAGATCGAGAACGGCCTCAAGAAGCTCATGGACTACACCGACCCCCACCGACGCGGCGAGAAGGAATCTCGCAAGTACCTCATGGAGGTCGTCATGAGCGCAGTCGACAAGTGGTGCGAGGAGCTCACCGACACCTCCATGCGTCCGCAGACCCGGGCGCAGCGCCGGGCGCGTCCCCGGCGGCGGTAGTTGCGCTCGTTCGCCAACGAAGTCCGGTTCCCCCTGTCCGCACCGGAGGTGGTGCTGGTGCGGATCGAGGGCGAAGACTTCTGGCTCAAGGTGCCCCCCACGCTGGAGCTGCTGGACATCGCGGCGAACTACGCGTGGCAGCAGCTCATCCCGGGCGCGCTTGAGGAGCCGGGGCGCCAGCTCCTGTTGGACTGGCTCGACGACTCCGACCACCCCGCGTCGTGGAAGCGGCTGCACGTGGCGATGCAGCCGCTGGGGCTGTACCTCTACGGCGTCCCCTACTTCGTCGCGGCGCGAACAGCCGCGAACCTGCTGCACCACTACAGCCTGTTCCGCATGTGGGCGCAGTTGAACCTGCACTTCGACCCTCAGCAGGCACAGGCGGCTGACTGGATCGCGGCGGCTCTGGCGTGGCTGCTGAGCACGAAGACCGACTCCAAGGAACGCAATGCGCTGTGGGCTGAGCTGACGACTCCTGGGCGTCTGCCGACGGATGCGCCGGGAGTGCTCCCTGAATGGATGGCGTAGCTTTCAGCCTGTAACCGGTAGTATGTCCCTAAATGACCGTTTTGCGAATTTAGTCGGTTTCGGGGGTGTAATGGCGACAATCGCTACCGCTGAGGTACAAGTCATCGCCGACACTTCCCGGTTCGTCCCCGATCTGCGTCGCAAACTCCGCGCGGCCCTCACCGGTATCGGTGCCGACGTCGGAAATCAGATCACCGCAGCCATGCGCGGACTGGGCGATCAGATCAGCGCCACCATCGAACGCGAAGTACGGCGCACGATGCCCCGCGTCGAGCGCACCATTCACAACCTCGGGCGCGACGCAGCAGAGAATTTCAACGACGGATTCAAAGACAGCATCACGCGAAACGGCGACTACGACCGCTTCTTCGCGCAGCTCTTCCACGGCACGATCGCCGAGGCCCTCGAAGAAGAGGCGCAAGAAGCCGTCCGCGCCTTCGAGAACGAGTTCGACCTCGAACAGGCTGCCGTCCGCAAGGCGATCGCCGCCGCCGACGCCATGGACCGTGCCTTCGAAGAGCGCTTCGCGCGCAACTTCTCCCGGTACGAGGACATCTTCGAGAACGAATTCGACCTCGAACAGGCTGCCGTCCGCAAGGCGATCGCCGCCGCCGACGCCATGGACCGTGCCTTCGAGCAGCGCTTCGCGCGCAACTTCTCCCGGTACGAGGACATCTTCGAGAACGAATTCGACCTCGAACAAGCTGCGTTCAACAAAGCCGTCGCCGCCGCCGACGCCATGGACCGTGCCTTCGAAGAGCGCTTCGCGCGCAACTTCTCCCAGCGCGGCGAAGAAGCCGGACAAGCCCTAGCCGACGGTATCCGAAGCCAGGAAGGACGCGTCGCCGACGCCTTCGGCGACATCCTCGACGGCATCGACGCCCGACAGCGGCAAACGGTGCTCCGCGCACGCCAGAACGGCGGCAACATCGCCCTGGCCTTCTCCCAGGGAGTACAGCAGGGGGCACAGCAAGCCGCCGACGATGCCGCCGACGCGCTGGCCATCAGCTTCCAGAACAGCTTCCGCAACCGGCTCCAGCTCGTCTTCAGCCGCGTCCTGGACCTCGACGACCTCTTCGACAGTTCACGGCCCGCGATCCAGCGGGCGACCGACGTACTGCGCCGGTTCGGTGACACGCTCGCCAACGTCGCCCGGCAGATCACCATCGTGCCGCTTCAGAATTTGGGCAACCTCTTCAGCGACCTGACCACCAACACCGCCAGCGCCGCTGCGATAATGCTGCTGTTCCTCGGTGCCCTCGACCAGCTTGCAGGGACGCTGTTCGCTGTTCCAGCGGCGCTCGGTCTCGTCAGCGCGGCTGTCGCGACCGTGGCTGTTGGGTTCTACGGCATGATCGAGGCCTTCGACAAGGGTGAGGAGGCCCTCAACGGGCTCCCACCGGCGGCGCAGTCGGTGGCGCGTGAGTTCATTGCGCTCGACGATAGTTTCAGGCAACTACGGCTCGACGTGCAGGAAGCGCTCTGGTCGGAGTTGGACGGCGCGATCACGGCGGTGGCCGACAACCTCTTGGGGCCCGTGCGGGAAGGGATGACACGGGCTTCGGGGGCGCTGGGGCGTCTCATCCGTGGGGTCACTGATTTCCTTGCCGAGGCCGAGACGGCCGAGACGGTTGTGGCCATATTCGATTCGCTTACGGCGATCTTCGAGTCGCTCAGTGACGAAGTCCAACCGTTCCTGCGTGGCATGCGCACCCTAAGTAACGAGTTCCTTCCTGGCCTGGAGGCGACCGAACGCGTCCTCGACGGGATCGGCACCGCTTTCGAACGGTGGGCCACAGCGGTCACTACCGGTGACCTGCTGTCGGGCATCAGCCCCGCGCAGCGCGCCTTCCAAGAAGCGCTCCAGGTGATGGAACAGCTGTGGCGCATCACGTTGAACGTGGCCAGCGCCGTTGGATCGGTCTTCGACGCCGCCAGGCGTAACGGCAACGGCTTCCTCGATCTGATCGAACGGATCTCCGAAAGCATCGCCGAGGCGTTCGCCAGCCCCGAAGGGCAGGACACCCTGATGGGGTTCCTGGACGACTTGGTCTCGATCGCCGATGTCGTCGCGGGCGTCCTGGGCACCGTCTTCGAGCAGTTCCCCAAGATCGCCGAGCCCTTGGCAGACATCGCCGAGGACATCGGTCCGGACTTGATGGACTTCATCAACGAGCTCGGCGACGCCTTCGCGGTGTTCCTGGAGGAAGCCGGTCCCGGCTTCGAGGAGCTGGCCTCGGCACTGGGTGAGCTCGACCTGCAAGACATCGCGAACAACATCGGCGACGCCTTCAGCAACGTAGCGCCGTTCCTGCACGAGATGATCGAGCTGTTCGGCGACGTCGTCGAATTCATCTCGATCATCGCCCGGACCCTGTCGTTCATCCCCCGGGGCATCGCCGAATTCGCGCGCGCCTTCGTGTTCCTCCAAGAGGTCTTCGACAACATCCGCAACATCGACGGCATCCTGTCGGGCATCGGCGATTTCTTCGCGGACTTCGGTCCCCGCGTCGCGGACGGCTTCAGCGACGCCATGGAGTCCACAGGAGAGTTCTTCTCCGAATTCGGGCCACGTGTCGCTGACGGATTTGGGGACGCAGCCGAACGCGCCGGAGAGATCGCCAGCCAGATCGGCGAAGGCTTCATGGAGCTCTTCGGCCCGATCATCGACGGCATCGTCTCGGTCGCGAGTGCTATCGGGACGTTCTTCTCTGAGACCCTCCCCAACTTGGGAGCCCAAGCGATCG